CAGGCACGCTTGCAGTTAGCGCAAATGGTACAAGTGATCAATACATAGACGGCACAGGTGCGCTACGTACACTACCCTCAACAGGTGGTGGTGGTGGACAGGTGTTCTACTTTAACGGTAACATCTCACAGGGTACAATTGGTGGCAATCCATATTACGAATTAGGCACGGCAGCCAACACAGGCCCAGCGGCTAACTTCACTGCATCTGTTACGGGTGCACTTGCACGCTTCATCACAGACGTTGGTTCACCTAATCACGTGCTTATACCGGCAGGTGTATGGACTATTGATGTGTACTTAAGTGAAACAGGTGGCGGTTCTAACCATGCCCAAATACTTGCAAAGCTATACAAGTACAATGGCAGCACTTTCACACTGGTTGCTACTTCCACAATGGAAGAGATAACAAACGGCAACGTGCCTGATTTGTACACCTTCACTATCTCAGTACCTACTACGGTAACCGCTGCAACCGACCGTATACACATCGAGTTTGATATTCAAAACACCAATGGTAAAACGGTTACACTTTACACCGAGGATGGCCGCATAGGTGAAGTACATACCACATACGCAATCGGAATAAGTTCTTTGAATGGCTTAACTGAAAGCACTCAAAACTTTGCAGTAGGTACATCCGGAACTGACTTTGCAATAAGTAGCGCAGGAAGTACACACACGTTCAACCTACCTACGGCCTCGGCTGCAAATCGTGGTGCATTGAGTAGCGCGGACTGGTCAACGTTCAATGGCAAGCAGAATAGCATCGGACTTACTACGGTAGGTACTAACCTTGCAACGCTGCCTAATCCAAGTGCTGTTCGCTTCTTGCGTATTAATAACGACAACACAGTAACCGCACGCACGGCCGCTGAAATGGTGACCGATTTAGGAATTACTACCAGTTCAACCTCGATTCTATATCAGTTTGCAAACGGTGATACATTGGCTGCAGGTGCTACTCGATTTGGTTCTCTGTTTGGTGGTTCGGCTAACCATAACGCATCGGATGCTGTGCGTAGAACGCCAATGATAACTAACGGCACGCTCACACGATTGTATGTAATGACGAGCACAGCACAACCCGCGACAGGTTCGCTCGTTTGCACGGTGCGAAAAAACAGCGTAGATCAAGCATTGACTATAACCATTGCGGCAGGTTCTGCAGCGGGTGTATTCAGTGATTTGGTTAACTCAGTTAGCGTGTTAGTTGGTGACCAAATGGGTATGAAGTTCGTAAACAACTCAAGCGGAACGAGCGCGGCTATATTAAACAACCAAGTATTATTAACGATATGACATACACTTTTGATGGTCAAAATTTTGTGGTGGATAACAATGGCAGCGTTGTGATATTCAAGTGCGGTTCGGATAGTGTTGAGCCTACAGAAAATGAAGATGGCTCATTGACATGGCCGACTGCAAACGATGCTGCACAGGCTAACCGCAATCTCGTTAGCGAGGCACTTATTGACCCCGTAAAGGCGCAGAGATTTGCGCAACTTCTTATGGCTAATGCCTCGACTGCATACACAATCTTTTTAAGTGAGTTGTAATGGCTAGTGAGTTTGAGCAAATATTAAACGAGTATGCGGCTACGGTTGTCGAGCGTGCACAATCTAACCTGCGCATCAAACGCAGGGTGCGCGGCAAGACGGTTAATCGTGTTGCATCGGGACGTTTGCTTAACTCGTTAACTTATAAGTTGCGTTTGCGCTATAACAAACCCACCATTGACTTCACAGTTGACAATGATGACGCGGGTCAATACGCAGATGTAATTGAATTTGGTAGAAAGCCCGGTGCAAGGATGCCACCTGTTAAACCAATCGAGGACTGGATACGCATCAAACGTCTTAAACTACGCAATAGACAGGGTGAATTTATTAAGTCAACCGAGAGCAACATAAAGAGCGCAGCCTTTGCCATTGCCAAGAGCATAGGCATAAATGGTATAGAGGGTATAAAGTATTATACCGAGGCAATAGACGATACATGGGACGAGTATAAAGACAAGCTAATGGATAGCTACATAAAAAGCATAGAGAACAGATTACTACTAAATAAAAGATAATGGCAATAACAATAGAAGACCAGCCGTACAAGTGGGCCGTTCGTGGTCAAAAGCTAATGATCATTGCAATCAGTACTGAAACCTCTAACAGCGGTTTTAGATACGGGGTTGATGTTACGGTAGCGGGCAAAACATATAGCTTCTATGTATCAGCCGCGCCCGATGATAGGTTGTACTTTGACCTGTCACCACTTGTTGATGATATGCGCAATGTGCTAAACGCTAATTCACACTATGCAACAGATAATACGGTTGATGACAATAGCCCCTTAAGCATGAGCTTCACGCTTAGTGAGAACTGGATAGTGGATGGGGTGCTTACGGTTAATGTTGGCAGCGCAGTAGCAGGTGAGGCAATGATAGCAATCAATGGCTATTTCCAAGTAATAGACGGCTACAAACCAAACGTGCTTACGGGTTCGCCAAAGGTGCAACGCTCACTCGTATCATTTACTGCAAGCCTTCCCCTAACAGATAGGTTTCCGGGCATGCACTTTAACAAGTATCAATCAGCATGGGGATTTGGAACTACTCAAAATGTAATTTGGGTTCCCGTATTTGAAACGGACTATGGTTTTTTGTCCATTCCTGGCAATGACTTGTATCTAACCAATAATGTTGTTGACACTTACAGAATAAGTCTATTCCCTGCGACAGGTGCGACTGTAGTTGAAACGCTACCACTTAACGGGTATGACTTAGAGTTGCTACCAGTCTATCCTGCCAACCTGAATGACTATACTACATTGACTGTAAAGCCTTCGTTATTCCCTAACTGGAAATGTTACACGGTTGCAGTATTCAATGGTGCATCTCAAAAAAGTAAAACAGTTATATTCTACAACGCGGGCGTATATGGTCAATATGATTGCAACTACTACAACATGCGCCTAGCGTTTGTGAATAGTAAAGGTGGTTGGGACTATTTCAATTTTATAAAGAAGTCCGAAAAAACCGACGAGATAGAACGTAAGAAGTTCAGACGCGTGTTGTTCAATGGTACAACCCAAGTGAACGAATACTGGACATAACATGAACGGAGAAGTACAACTGATAGTAAGAAGTGAAGGTGGCGAAACACAAGTATATAGCCAAAGCAATGTTATAACCTTGGGTGGTGTTGGCTCGCTGCGTCTTATTGTACCTGAGTTCGCTCAACAAAGCACCATCGTTGGCACATCGGTAACGCTTAAGAATTCACTTGGTCAAACCAATGTTCGTATTTGTAATTCGATTCAACCCGATACACCAACACCCGGATTAACACGCTTAAATTTTAACAGCGCATTTAATTTTGACTTTAGGTTAGCAGCGGGTGGTTACTTTGATTGGGGTGTTGAAACCGAGGCATATATAGACCTATTCGAAAACGAGAGCATATCTCAGAACTGGAAATTCCAAGACCTTAACAACTTCACCGCACAGGGTGCATTCAGCCGTGAGTTTCGTGTGCCTTATAGCTACAACAACCAGCAAGCACTCGGTGCGCTGTTCGATGTAAACGCAACAGCCGGTACTGAAAACTATTTTCACTACAAACTACCTGCTGAAATTCGTGTGGATACGTTGCCCATTGCTGCGGGTTATGTACGAGTGCGTAAAGTATACAAGCAACAGAATAGAATTAACGAGGTAGAGTTAGCGTTTTACGCTGAGACACCTGACCTTGTACGCAACATCGGAGAAAAAAAGCTAAAGGATTTAGGACAATTAACCTCGTTAGATGAAACGGTTAACCATTTAAATGTAACAACAGCAACAGCCGACCGTATATGGACTATTTTAGATCGTGGTCAGTTATGGAGTGAAGGTGGTGAAGCGGGTACGAGGTCTTTAATTGATTCTGATAATCCAGTCTATGCAGCCGACTTAACACCCGCTCTTAGTTGGTGGTTTTTGTTTAGCAACATTATTAAAGAGGCGGGTTTCGAACTTGCGGCAGGTACGCTTGAAACAATACTCACCACCTACTGGATGCCTTGGATTAATGACAGATATTTAATAGGAAGTGATATAGCAGGAGCGCAGGGTTTGTTGGTTGAAAATACAACTGCACAGGCTTACGGCTTAGAGTTTGAATTTGACAATGAAATTTTTGATAATGGTGGCGATTACAACCCGACTACATTTACTTATACTGCACCTTTTGCGGGCTTCTATTCATTCACTTGGAATCTAATAGTAACAGTGCCTGCAGGCGGTGGAACCTTTCAAATACAACAACGAATCAATAACGTATTTGAAGGTATAATAGGTGATGGTGTAGCTTTTAATGTTGCTGGAACTTATACTATGCAGCAAGGTAAATTCATAACATTAAATGCAGGTGATACTATTCGATTTTACGGTCAATCTATAACGAATGGTGGTGTCAGTGCTACGTTAGAAGCGGGCAGTAGCTTTAGAATGGAATATGCTATATTGAATTTTGGGCAAACCATCTTTTATAATCAGAACGCGCCCGATATGAAGCAGATAGATTTTGTCACTGACGTAATCAAGATGCATAACTGCGCGATTGTAGCGGATAGGGCGATACCGAATAAGATATACATCGTGCCTCAGAATAGCTACCTTGGCAGTGGCGACACGCTCGATTGGACAAATAAACTGGACACAAGCAAGGATATAGTTATAAGCAGTACGGTTGATTTACAAAAGGCCAAGTTTCAATTTACCTACACAGCAGGTGAGGATATTATTGCTAGACCATACAGAAACGTGAACAGGATATATGGCGACTACGAAGCAATCGGATACACAGTTAATCCTAGCACGCCACCAAGTGACTATGTTATAGGTGAACAAAAGGTGCAACTTGTCACGCGATCTACACCTAGTGGTGTTATCAATGGCAGTGGTTACGTCATGCCATTATTTTACAATGATTCGCTAGAGTTTGTTGCACCGGGGCCGCGTTGCCTTTTTGAAGCGGCTGTGGTTAACGTTGCAATGTTCAAAGATTCTACAAGCACAGTGCTTACGGAATCAATACCAGTGCTGAATAATTATAGCGTTGTTCAAGCATCTGTTGACGATGAAGATTTGAATTGGGCTCCTGAAACACCTCCTCACTTTATCAATACTAATCCGTACAACAACCTGTTCAATAAGTATTGGCGTACCTATATGAATGCACTCTATTCACCTGAAAGCAGAATAATGGAGGCATCATTTGCACTTGACTTAAAGGATATCGTAAGTTTTAAGTTTAGTGATAAGATATGGATACAGGATAGTTATTGGCGCATACTTGAGGTTAATGACTATAAGGTTGGTATGTATGAAAGCACACAGGTTAAGCTATTCAAGTTTCTTGAAGACTTTGAAGATTGCAATGGTGTGCCTGATGATATGACGGCTAATGGCGAAATACTTTTTATAGATTACAATGGCGACCCGATTGCATCCAACGAAAGTTGTTGCACGCGCTATGGTTTTACATGGGACGAAGCGAACGCTATATGTTGGGGTACTATAGGCAGCACTCGACCTACACCACCAACCACAGGTACAGCAACCAATCCTTCACCGCGTGTAATTAAAGCGACAAGACGTAATGCTGCTATAATCAATTCAAGTATTACAGGTACTGATGTCACAATTCAAGACGGCAATAGCAACATGCTTGCGGTAGGTGAGAAGTTAGACCTTACTGCCAATGTACGCGGTAGCAACCTACTTGGTAAAAATGTAGTGACTAATCTACCGGGTATTCACGTTGGCGGTGGGTA